CATACTCGTTCTTCGGAGATTGGTGTTCCGAATTCTTGACCCCATTCGGGATCTTCGTTGATGACAAGGTGCCCCACGCCAAAGGTGTGGTAACCGAGATGGTCTGCATATATTTCATACTTGACGCCCTCGTCTACTTTTAGTGTTTCGAACACTTCTTCTCTGTTCATTTTTGTTCTCCTTGTTCAAACAATTTCATACTGTAAAACTTTCTCCACAACCACATTCTGCTTTAATGTTAGGATTTTTAAATTCTATGCCACTATTTAATCCTTTCGTTACATAATCTATTTCGCTTCCATCAATATAAATTAAACTTTTTGAATCTACATAGATATGTATACCTTTATCTCTGAAGACATTATCAAACTCTTGTTTCTCATCAACTGGTTCTACGACATAAGCATAACCTGAACACCCTGTGGGTTTTACGGCAACACGAATACCAATGCCCTTTCCTCGTGATTTTAAATAGTCAAATATGTAATCAGACGCTGATTGGGTCAGTGTTATCATGTTTATCCCTGTAATCTTTTATCGCAGCTTTGATCGCATCTTCTGCAAGGACACTACAGTGGATTTTGACGGGTGGGAGGGCAAGTTCGTCTGCGATTTCGGAGTTGGTAATACTCCCAGCTTCATCAAGACTGCGACCTTTAACCCATTCGGTAAGGAGAGAGGAAGACGCGATAGCACTTCCGCATCCGTAGGTTTTAAACCTAGCATCTTCGATAATTCCATTCTCATTCACCTTAATCTGTAACTGCATAACATCGCCACACGCAGGGGCACCGACCATGCCAGTGCCCACATCTTCTGCGTCCTTGTCCAATTTGCCGACATTACGGGGATTTTCGTAATGGTCCATCACTTGTTCAGAATATGCCATTATTTCTCAGTTTTCAAAAACGTCCACAATCCGTATGCAAGGCCCGCATATGCGGCTAACTTTGCAATCCCACCAAACAAGATAATACTACCACAAATTGCAATTAATGTCAATCCGTCAAAAGAAGTCCGTTCTTGCATAAGTTTTTTAACATATATTTTTGTTAATTCCATCAGTGTATCTCCTTTCTACCCAATTTGAGTTCCACGCTTTTTATGACCATTCCATGCTACGAAACCAGCAAGACGGAGCGACCAATATGCAAGATAGTTCAGCACCTTAAACCCATTAACTTCAATACAGATGTCACGGAACAAAATGTCTGCTTCTTTCTGTGTCATCGCACCGCAGTTAGGACGTTTTTTGGTGTCCTTCAATAATGTAGCATATTTGTATATGTAGTCGTGAACTAAACCTCCCATCAGCAGAACGCCTACGGGTGATAAAAATGTTGCGAGAAATTTTGGTACAGAAGCACCGTCAAATTGAAATCCAGCAGGGATGACATGCTTCTGACCATTGACTTCGAAGTGCCAGTCTTCTGCAATCTCCCACTGACGCACACCCATCAACCAAAGCCAGACTCCTTTCCAGAATCCTTTGTCTTTCGTAGCAATGGGCAACGGTTTCATACTGGGCATAACATCATGTTTGAACCCAACACGCTCTTCGCCTTGTCCGTCAAATTTTGTACAGATCCAACCAGCAATGACAATGGCACCAACAATTACCCACTGCCAAAAAGTTACAGCTAAGTCTAAAATAAACTCCATAGAAATTCTCCTTTATGATTTCTATGGTTATTTATAACTACCAGACTGAGTTGCCGATCAAGATACGTATAGTTTGGTGGAAGGGGTTGGATTCGAACCAACGTAGCTCTCGCGTCAGATTTACAGTCTGATGGTTTTAACCACTCACCCACCCTTCCTAAAAGCAGACTTCGTTTAACGGTAGCTAACCGAACGCGGTTGGGTATATTGAAAGGGGCCTGCCAGCCCATCCTCACTGTGCTTTCCGAGTTAGCACAGATAACTCCTCGAGCTGTGTTTCATAAAATATACATTGTATACTATAAGAAACAAAATTGGCTCCCTGTCGTGGGCTCGAACCACGGACCCAATGATTAACAGTCATTTGCTCTACCAACTGAGCTAACAGGGAATAACTGGTGCCGCCACCAAGAGTCGAACTCGGGACCTGATGCTTACAAGGCAACTGCTCTACCAACTGAGCTATAGCGGCATTGTTTTTGTTAATGTTAATAATACTGCAGTACCACTGATTGCACTACCAATCATAATGGCTTTGTCGTTCCAACTACTTCCTACGTAAATCCAACAGCACGCAGAAAAAGCATAGAGTATTTGACCGGCAACAATGAAATCCGCTTGTTGTATGAATATTCCACCAATCCCAAAAATAGTTGCAGCCCACTTGACGTAACTGTCAAGTGTTCCTGTTGGAGTTGTGGGTTTTAAATCCTCAACCTCCATTTGAAGATCATTCATTTCCTGTACGAGTCGTTTTTTCTCGGCACTCAGTTCCATAGCAAGCCTACCAGCTTTGCTCATCGTACTACCTTCGAACTGTTCTTTTATTTCTTCTTTCACTTCATTCATATTATACTAACAATGTATCAATCAGGCTTGACGACTCGTTTGATGATTTTACCTAAGATCAAATTTAAACATACGACTGGACCAAATACGGGCCATTTCCAATCGTATTTTTTATACGCTGCACTGTCTTTCTTGAACCATTTCTTTTGGATGTTGTCACAGTACTCACCTTTGTAAGAAAGGACAGCGTGACCTTCACCAGTTTTTTTATATTTTACAAAGTGCATACGAAAATCTAGATTGAAAAGAATATTCTTGATAAAAGTACTTTTCTTTTCGCCTGACATAAACCAAAGAACCGTTAATGAATAATCCTCACAGTCTCCTTGCCAAACATCTTGGGTTGTGTCCATGACAGACCAAGTTTCAAAGAACCCATACTTTTTCTTGTCAGTAACGTATTGAAATTTTGATGCAACCGTTTTGTTAGCTTCTTTAGCGTCCATTTAACCTTGTCCCCTATATTTTTTGTAATTTGATTTTTTTCTTTTGTTCAAAGAAGAAGTTTTAAAATGGCCTCGACCAATCGAAGTTCCTTTTGGTTTTTTAATAACTTTATTTGTATTTGATGAAATACTTTTAGCCATAATGTTCTCCTAATAATTCTAATAAGTAACCAGTTTTTTCTGGGCGCTGGGTGTCCTCGTGTGGTGGAGGAAATCTAAAACTGGCAAAACCCCAAATTCTTTCTAATACACTATATATAAAATTAAATAATGCCGTTCTCTCTTTCGAATTGATCTCTTAATTGTATAAATTTATATATATAATCATCCCTTTTCTTAACAAAAATTTGTGGTTCAGAATCCTGAACAGTAATTAATACAGCCAATCGATTAATCGATATGCCTGTCCGTTCCTCATACATCACCGCATAGGCGGCACACTGCATAAAATAATTATCGATCCATTCTTCTTTTTTAGGTTTATTGGACGTTTTAAAGTCGATTACAGACAGTTTCCCAGCAAACTCTGCGATACAGTCGACAGTACCAGCAACTCGCAGGTGTGAGGACCACAGAGGCGCCTCAAGCGCGTGTATGTTGTCTATATACTCGTCTAGGATGGGTTGTAGGGGTTTAAACATAGCATACGCATCAGGCATCATCCCAGACAATACATTGTTATTCAGGTAATCCTCACACAACTGATGGACTCTAGTTCCTCGACCAGAGGCCTTGGTCGAAATTTTATTGGCTTCTTTCTCGCCAACTCTTTTACGCCATTGTATAATGGAATCTCGACTTGACAGTGAGGTGATCGATGTAACTGATGGGAATTTTCCGCCAGGAGTTTCATAGACTCTTCGGCCGTTTATGTTTTTCCGTTTCAGTTCGGAGAGTGTTGTTGGTAAATGATTAAATTTCATAATTTAAAGTACAAAGTTATGTAGTCCTTTTTATTTGCGCCAATCCCTAATGATACTCGATGTATGGGGTAAATGTCAAGCGGTTTTAACAAATTTTGAATATTTTTTTTGGAAAATTTATTTAGCTCCGTCGCAAGATCTTGCAATTCAAATGGATCGTGAAATTTTATATCCAATCCCTTTCTATCTGTGATGTCGTCATGGACACAATAAGTGCCAAACAATTCGCCTTTTTTGGAACGTAATTTTTTCGTGATAGTTTCAGGCACATAAGAAATTTTATATTGGTACATCGCAAGCTCAATTTGACTCACGTTGGGTAAAATCAAAGTCTCATAAAATGTTTTCTTAACACCAGATGGGTTGTCATAGTCCCATTTAAACGAGTCAATTATCTTATGTTTTTGGACAAGGTTTTTGACCATTTTTAAATATGTGGGTTCGTCAATTCGATATTCAGTGTAGACTCTATAATTAGTTTTGGTACCAGACTTTTCTAGGCAGATTCCAATATTTACAGACGCATAATAATTATTAACTAACTC